TGGCTACTGCTGCAACTACGTATGGTCCACACCAAGTTCTCCTACGTGTTCCGTAACAGTCGAAAACTTCGCGTTTCTGTGGAGCTGGTTTTTCCATCTTTTGTTCCTTTCTCAAAAATCGGGAAAAATTTCCCAATACAGTAATTATACTTTTTCCTGCCAGAGAAAGCAACACTTTGCTTACATCCCTTACGGTTATTAGGTTTTTAAATTCAATCACTTGTAAAATTTATTCGAGCTTCCTCCACTTTTCAACATAAATCTTACGGAATCCAGCTCTTAAATTCCCTTTTATCAAGTACCAATCTCCAATGCGTCCATCCTCGACTATTTGTTTACCGATTTTACTATACTTGAAACGGTCAATGGTCGCGATGATTGGACCAGTGTCATCCTCAAAAGTCATGTTCAGCCATAGATTGTTCGAATCAACCCGACGACCGCCACGCTTTGCGAGGTTGACGGTTTCGTTCATGTCTCGTAGGTTTTTTTCTTTTAACTTACCAAAAAACACAAATGTTCCTGGAGTGTCTGCGTCGAGTTTTTCAATGTCGGTGATTTGTGTACGGATGTTGTACTTTTCCGGATCACGCTTTATGTGACCGAACTTGCGGTCGCACTCGAAAATATCATCATATGGGGTTGTGCCCTCGTTCAGAAGTTTTTCCTGACGTGGTGTCAATGGTTGTTTGAGTTTTCTGCGCTCAACAATGTCCTCTGCCATTTTTGGACCAATGCCTTTAATACCGCCCAGCCCACCAATCAGCTCTCCATCCTGCACAGACCAGTTTTGCTTCGACTTGAATTTATCAAAAGGTTTATACCCCAGACCCTCTTTCACCACCTCACGTAAGAGACGAACCGCTTGCTCATCATCTTTAACGTTACGCAAACACGCAGCAGCAAACTCAAGAGGAAATCTAGACTTAAGAACACAGCACCAATAAGATACAAGCCCATAAGCAATGGCATGAGAGCGATTAAAAGCCCAACTGCCCATAGTGTTGATATTATCCCAAATGCGCTGGGCTTGTTCCTCAGATATTCCATTTTCAGCTGCACCAACTTTGAACCTTTCCCAGAATGTGTCAAAATATTCCTTTCCGTAAGATTTGGACATCGCTTTGCGCAAAGTCGAAACATCCTCCCATGACAACTTGCCAACATCGCGTGCAATCGTCATGACCTGTTCCTGATAAACAACAACCCCGTTGGTGACCTTTGTTATTTTTTCAGTTAATGGGTGCAAATACTCCACCGGAGCTTCACCAGTGTGACGTTTAATATACTCGGTTGTGCCTCCGGAGTTAAGTGGTCCAGGACGCGCCAAAGCTGTGATCGCGGCAATGTCCTCAAAGCTATGAACCTTCATTTGGTGAGTGACGGATTGTAGCGCATAGCCCTCGAACTGGAAAATGCCTGCGTACTTGGCAGTGTTTAAAACTTCAAACGCAGACTCATCCTGCAAAGGGTAATTTATCAATTTGTCTCTGTCCCACCCGACTTGATCAAGCACATCCTGCAAAACAGAAAGTGTGCGCAACCCGAGCGCATCAATCTTCAACAGATTAAGTTCTTCAGCGTCTTTTTTATCAATCTGTGCTGCACCTGTCTGACCAGAAACAGAACAGTACTCACTCACTGGGTGCTCAGTTACAATAATCCCTGCGGCATGAACCCCGTTGTGCCGAGCGTGGTTTTCCATATCTGCGGCAACTTTCATCTGTGGGTATTTTTCCAGCACAGCCCTGCCAACATCCAATTCATTAAATGTGTCCAGGATACAAAACGCGGCACGTGAATCTCCAGAGCTACGCTCGATAATTGCACCTTTCAAGTCGTTCACTTCCCAAGACGGGATGCCGAGCTCTTTGGCAACTTCTGCAATTGTGCTCTTGGCTTTGTAACGGGAAACTGTCCCCAAATGTGCAACTTTCTCTGCACCGTATTTAGATCGCAAATATTCAAATACCATTTCTCTGCGATCGTCCTGAAAATCAATATCAATATCTGGCAAGTCCTCACGAGTGATATCAATGAAACGCTCAAACAACAAATCATGTTCAATTGGGTCAATGTCGGTTATGTCAATCAAATAACAAACCAGAGACCCAGCTGAAGAACCACGCGCTGGTCCGACCAACATGTGTTGCTTTGCGTACTTGATCATGTCCGCGATGACGTAAAAATAATCTTCAAAGTTTTTCTGCGCAATCATATCCAGCTCACGCTTGAGCCTTGCGGCATAAACCTCGTCGTCCAAATTTATATTTTTACGCTTTGCACCTTCCTCACACATTTGTAGCAAAGTCTTCTGGCTGTGGAAGGAAACCATCTGTGCGGTCGGTAGATTAACATCGCACATCTCTGCAATTTTGTAAGTATTCTCCAGTGCAATCTCAGGTGCCCAAGGGAGTGCATCTCTCCACTCCCATTCATTTAAAACGTGCATCGGGGCAGTACGGTCTGTGCGGTTTTTACCAACCAGCACCTCGTACGCTTTTTTGTCTCTCACTGTTGGGTAAAAATTATCTGAAGTCGCCACAACCTGAAAACCTTTTTTCTCTGCAAACTCCAGAGCCTTGCGTGAGCTCATTGGGTTCAGCTCTATGAAAAGGTTTTCTTTCTTTGTTAACGGTAACAAACCCCAATCCGGTGTTGTTCCGCTCAGCATAATGACGTTTTCACTCACATCGAACAAATCATCGTACCCAAGCCGAGGATAATAATAAAAATGTTCTTTGTCGGTGCTCTTTGTCACCAGCTTGTAAATTTCTGTCAGCCCAGCATTGTTGCGGGCGATGAAAGCCATCTCGTTGGCGGGTTGCTTGGAACGTTCTGTTGCATCTCCAACAACAGGAATCTCAACCCCGAACAGAGGCTTTTTGCCAGCAGATTTGCAAACCTTGCTAAAGTTTACATGACCCCAAGTGCCAGAATCACATATCCCGATTGCATCTCCGCTGACAGATTCTACTATTTTATTAACCGAGCCGAACGCTTTACGGAAACAGTACTCAGTTCTAACTCGGATATTGATCATGGGAAAAGTATAACCGCAACCAACACAGCTATTAAATTAACAACTATTGGATCCATCAGATGTGCCCTTCCTTTCTGTACCATTTTAAAATTTCCACTGTTGCTTCAACATCCGCAATTGAACGGTGTGCGCCAGTGTGCTCTTTCCCAGTAACCTCGAAATAAATTTCTCCGAGTTTACGGAACTTGCCCCAAACAGACTTGCTTATTTCCATAGTGCAAATATGATCTGGTGGCCATGGGAACTTTGTAATCTTGTCTATCCTTTCTAGTTCGAACCGCAGGATCCTACGGTCGAAAGATAAATTATGCGCCACGAGTTGACTTTCGCCAAGGAAAAAATCACACAATGTTTTGTAATTCCCTATGAAAGGTTTTTCATCCTTCAGCATGTCGTCGGTGATGCCTGTGATCTTGGTGATCTGAGGATCTAACTCATGACCAGGATTGCAGAAAAACTCCAACCGAGCAACCTCGTTCAGATCTGCGTCGAGTTTCAATCCACCAAACTCGATGATCTTCGGTTGGATGTCGAGGTCAGAACCTTCCGCTTTTGGCAAGCCGGTCGTTTCCAAATCATACACTATCATCAGCAGTTTTCCTTTTGAAGCCAGATGGCTTTTTCTTGGCCAAACAAACATCACATCGCCAATGTCGTTGCCCGTTCTTCAACAATATTCTTTTGAATGCTGGACGAGTCCTACAACCTTGGCAAGTCTTGCTCGTTTCACCGTTAATTATTAATGTCATGATCCAAAGACTCCAACATGAACGCATAAACTCCCATATCGTGGACTGAATCAATATGAGTGCCTGGCCAATTTTGAGCGTACCGCGTCAACTTGGCAACAATCATGTTAACAATCCCGAAACGATTCCACTCCTCCTCAGTACGCAGAGTTACGCCATCTGGGAACAAAGCTGTCATGACTTTGCCATGCTGAAGGTAGTTCTGCCCGTAGACTTTGCTCCGCTCTCGGAAAGTTTCCAGAGCTTGTTCCATGCATTGTTCAGGAGTCATAATGTTCCTTTTCTTTGTTCATTGCTTCAATCAGCCCTTTCCGGTATCCATCCTGCCAACCTTCAGAGTATGCAGTTTGCCAACTCATGCCTTCCTCTTCTCGGTCGATGTAAGTTCTCTCGATTGCTTTTTCTAAATTGTAACGCATCGTGCCAACAATGTCGAAAACCCGCGCAACCTTTTCCCCGTCAAGTTCCAAATCATTTCCGTTCAATTTAAGTTCTGGCATCACATATCTCCTGGAGCAACTTGTAAACAATGAACACCTTCCCCACGCCACATGTCCACACAACTGCTTTTGTCCTCAAGCACAAACCAAACATCTTTGTA